CTGTTCCCCGGCATCGGCGTCAAAGGCGGAAACGCCGAAGGTTTCAACGTGATCACGTCGAATACCGCGAACGGCTGGGTCATTGGCGTCGCGGCGCCGTACATCCTGTACGCCGACGACGGCCAGGTGACGGTCGACGTGTCGAAAGAGGCGTCCGTGCAGATGGATTCGGCGCCGATGAATCCGCCAGATGCGACTGTCGTTATGCGGTCGCTGTGGCAGGAAAACCTGGTCGGCCTCCGCGCAGAGCGGTACGTGAACTGGAAACGGATCACGCCGAACGCCGTGAAGTTCGTCAGCGGCGCGACCTATACGCCGTCGCTCATGCTGAATCCGGCGACCGGACGGCGCCAGCCGACGCCGGCCGTCGACGTGGAACCGGAAACGAATCACAAACGGCGATCGTGAAACTGCCGTTCGGCTACGAACTTCGCTTGACGCGGGCGACTGGTCCGCTGACGCCGGTACCGGAACGACGCCGGTACCGCGGCAGCTGGCCGGTCGTCCGTGAACCGTACACGGGCGCCTGGCAGAAGAACGAAGAAATCGCGCTATCGGACGTCACACAGAATCCGACCGTCTTTGCTTGCGCGACGCTGATCGCCGAAACGATCGGAAAGTGCCGACTACGCCTGGTCAGCGCGACGGAAACCGACCTCGGAACGGTGTGGACCGACACGACCAGTCCGGCGTATTCGCCGGTCCTGCGGAAGCCGAACCGCTACCAGTCGATCCAGAAATTCGTGGAACTGTGGATCGCATCGAAATTGCTCCACGGTAATACCTATGTCTTGAAACAGCGTGACGGCCGCGGCGTCGTCGTCGCGCTGTACGTGCTGGATCCGACGAAAGTCACGCCGCTGGTCGCGCCGGACGGCGCGGTCTATTACCAGCTCGGACGCGACGACCTGAACGGCTTGACGCCGGATCGATTCGATCCGAACTTTCCGGCCGTGCCGGCGCGCGAACTGATTCACGACCTCATGGTACCGCTGTTTCATCCGTTGGTCGGCGTCAGTCCGATCTATGCGTGCGGCCTGGCGGCGCTGCAAGGCCTCCGCATTCAGGAAAGTTCCACGACGTTCTTTGCCAACGGATCGCAGCCGTCCGGCGTCCTGACGTCGCCGTTACCGCTGACCGAACAGGAGGCCGACGCGATCCTCGAAAACTGGTACGCGCGGCACGGCGGCACGAACGTCGGCAAAGCCGCGGTCCTCGACGCCGGCATGAAATACGAAGCCACGGCACAATCCGCCGCCGATGCACAGCTGATCGATCAGCTGCACTGGTCCGACGAAACGATCGCCGGCTGTTTCCACGTTCCGATCGGCCTGGTCAATACCAGCAAGGCGACGCCGGCGGCGAACAGCGAACAGGCGACACAGCAGTTCTATTCACAATGTCTGCAAGCGCATATGACGGCGCTGGAATTCGCGCTCGACGACGGACTGGAACTGATCCGGCCGTACGGCACTGAATTCGCGATCGACGATCTGATCTGGCTGGATTCGCCGACGCGGACGAAAGCCGCCGTCGACGCGATCGGATCGGGCGCCATGACGCCGAACGAAGCCAGGTACCGCTACTTTGGCCTCGGACCGGTCGACGGCGGCGATACGCCGTACATGCAGCAGCAGAATTACAGTCTGACGGCGCTGGCCGAACGCGACCAGGATCAGCCGTTCAGCAAGCCGCCGCCGGCGACGCCGGCGGTCAGCGGACCGCTGCCGGCGGACGACGACGACCTGGACGACGACGACCTGAACGCGGCATTCCGCGATGCCTTCCACAAAGCCCTCAGCGCGGAGGACTGGTATGCCGCGGCTTGATCCCGTCCGTCTGGCGGCGGACGTCCTGGAAGTCCTCAGAACGGCGCTGCGACCGGTCCTGACGCGCCTGGCGGCAGTCGACACGCGGATCGCGGACCTGGAACGCCGGACGACCGATCCGCCGACCGCCGCCGCGCTGGTCGCGCTGGCTGGCGACGTCGGCGCCGTCCGCGAACGCCTGGCCGCGGTCGAGGCGCGGCCGGCGCTACCAGGACCGGTCGGCGATCGCGGCGCGGACGGCATCGGCTTCGCCGATCCGCCGCTGGTCTATGACGGCGTACGGACGTTCACGTTCTGTTTCGCAAACGGCGTCCAGGTCGTCCTGACGCCGCCGCTGGTCGTCTATCAAGGCGTCTACGTCGCCGGCCGGCCGTACGCGCCTGGCGACGTCGTGACCGCCGGCGGAAACCTCTGGCACTGTAACCAGTCGACACAGCTGCGCCCCGGCAACGACGTCGGCGCCTGGACGCTCATGGTCCGCCGCGGTAAAGACTGGAAAGGTCCGGATCGGTAATGGGCGACGTCTTTGCCGGACCGATCGTGACGCTGGCCGACGCCAAAGAACAGATCGACGTCGCGCACGCCTTACGGGATGCGTTCATTCAGTCGAAAGTCGACGACGCGACGGCGATCGTCGGCGCGTTTCTGAATTTCAATCTGCCGGCGGAACCGTGGACGGCGACGACCGTGCCGCGGAACGTTCGCGCCGCGATCCTCAACGTCCTGGCCGACCAGTGGGCGAACCGCGGCACGGACGACAATCCGGAACCGCAAAAAGGCGGCGCCTTGTCGTACCGCGTCCAGACGCTTTTGGCCCCCTGGCATATCGGCACGGCACGGTAACGACATGCCGCCTGTCAATCCGATCGGACGCATGACCGAACCGCTGACCATTCAATCGGACGATCCGCCGTCGTCCGTCGTGTCGTCGCTGTCGCAGACCGCCGGCCGTGCCGACGCCGTGACCGCGACGCCGCACGGACTGACGACCGGTGATTACGTCGCCGTCCGCGGCGCGATGCCGCTCGGCTATAACGGCGAACAGATCCAGATCGTCGTGACCGGTCCGACGTCGTTTTCGTACGACGTCGCTGACACGCTGGACTCGCCGGCGTCCGGATCGATCACGGTCGACTTTCGATCGGATTCGCAAGGCGGGAGCGGATCGGGTTGGTGGGATGTCGGCGTCGTCTATGGCCAGGTCCAGCCGTTGACAGCTAGCGAACGCCTGGCCGCGGAAGCCGTCGCATCGATCGCGACCTATCGCGTCACGATTCACTATCAACCGGATCTGTGGCCACACATGCGGCTGAAATGGACGAAGTTTCAGGAATCGGCGCCGACGCTGCTCGAGATTGCCGGCGTCCTGCCGCACGCCGATCCGGCGTTCGCGCATCGGTACTTGATCCTGGAATGCGGCGAAGTGCAGGGGGCCTGAATGGCGAATTCTGCGCTGCAGCCGGTCAGTCAAGCCGTGTTCAAAGTGCTGAACGTGCCGGCATTGACGGCGCCGCCGCCGGTCGGCGCCGGCGGACGCAAAGTCACGGACGATCCGTCCGTCGACTCGTCGGCCGATTTTCCGTTCGTCTGGTACGAACTGGCGTCCGAAACGAACGTCAGCAGCCTCGGCCGCGGACCGTGGCTGATGGAAATCGCCGTCAACGTCCATGCGTTTTCCACGTACGCCGGCCAGTCAGAAGCCCAGCGGATTATTGAAACCGTGATCGACTTGCTGCGGTCGTCGGCGCTGCCGGTCGTCGGCTGGACGCCGTGGTACCTGCCGCACGATCGGAATGTGCTTCTACCGTTTGAACAGCTGAGCGGAATCAAGGTGACAGAACTGGTCACACAGTTTCGGCTGTACGTCGAAGAACAGGACTTTCCGTGATCGATCCGGAATCCGACCGACCGCCGCTGATCCTGGACGAATCCGGCGAACCGGCACGCCGGCCGGCGTCGCGGCTGTGTCCGCGCTGCGGCGCTGGTCCAGACCAGCGCCAGGCCTCCGCTGGCTTCGGTCGGACCGTGCATGACGTCTGCCGGCGCTGCGGACATGCCTTTGAGGAGCGAACCATATGGCCGACGAAACGGTAACGATCCGGCGGGCGACGGTGACGGTCCGCGGCGCGAGCGCTGCCGCCGCCGGCGCGGCGACGCCATGCCAGGACAGCTATACTCGCGGGCCAGCGTTCCGCGCGAACGTCCGGCTGTCGAACCTGGCGAACGACACACTGGCGGCAGCTGGCGAACTGTGTAGCCGCGTGCCGGACGGATCGATCGACGCGCTGCTGGCCAGCGGGAAAATCAGCGCCGTCGGTACGTCATACGCGGACACGATCCGCAATGAACCGATGCCGCCGCTCCCGCGCCGGCCGCGGAGGTAATCATGGGCAAAGCCGGTTCGGCAGACTTCAGCGTGTTCCAGGTCGACGGCTTCGACTTGCTGCCGGCGAAAGTGCAGACGGCGACACACAAGGTCGAAAACGTCCTGGAACAGACGACCGGTCTCGGCGATCGGTGGGAAGAACACACGCCGACCGGTCTGCGCCGCGTCCTGGTCACGCAGACCGGCGCATTTTTCGACACGCGCCAGAACACGATTCACGAAGCGTTTCAAGGCATGCCGTTGACGCCGCGCACGCTGGTCATGGCGGTCGGCCCCGCCGGCGGTACGGCCGTCGTCGCGACTGGCGTGTATAACCAGTCGTACAGCGTCGAAGCGAAAAACGCCAAACTGACACGCGCGAACGTCACGTATACCGTCAGCGGCGCCGTCAGCGAAAGCGCGATCGTGCAAGCCCCGGATCCGCAGACCGCGGACTGGACGTCCGCCGTGATCGATCAGGGCGCCGCGACCGCCGGCGGCGGCGAAGCGTTACAGCTGGTCACGCAGCTGACCGGTCCGACCGGCTTTGTCGGCACACTGCGCGACAGTCCGGACGGCATCGTGTTCGCGGACCTGATCGCGTTCGCCAGCGTCGTCGCGGCCGGCGCGGCGAAAACATTGCCGATCGCCGGCACGATCGATCGCTATGTCGTCTATAGCGGAAACCTGGACGGCGACGGCACGGTACGCGTGCTCGCCAGCCTGAAACGGCACTGACACGGAGGGACCATGCCAGGCAAATACGGATCGCCAGATGTAACGGTCGGCTTCGACGACGGCCCGGGTCCGACCGGCCAGCTGGTCGCGATCGAAAACTTTTTCATGGAAATCGGCGGCGCGAAAATCGAAGTCCGCACCCAGGACAGTACCGCGTTCGGCGATCGCTGGAACGAACACGTTCCGACCGGTCTGCGCGGCTGTCCAGCCATCAAAATGAGCGGTCTGTTCGACACGACGCCGGACGGTCCGCACGACATTCTGCAGGTCCGCGACGCGGACTGTGATCCGAACGGCGGGACGCGCACGCTGGCGATCGGCTTCGGCGACGGCAAAACGTTCACGGTCGAAACGCGGCTGATCGATTACGAAGTCGCGGCGCAGAATGCCGCGCTCACGGAATTCACGGCGACGGTCCAGCCGACCGGCGCGGCGGTCTGGTCCTAACACGGTCATGTCAATCTTTGCGTCACGCACACAGCGGACGATTGAAATTCCGTTCGATCCGCCGCATACGGTCACGATTCAAAAGCTGGCCGGCCGGCATCTGGAAAAGGCGCGGCAGGAACAGCAATTCGCGTCGTTCGACTTTGTGAAACGGATCGGCGGCATGGCGGCATTTCGGCAGGAGCTCGGCGCCGTCACGAACGCCGATCGCCAGGTCGAAGCCGCGAAGTCCGATCCGTTTCAGCGGTTCGCGCGGTCAGTCATTCTGGAAAAAGGCGTCGTGTCCTGGTCGTACGACGAGCCGGTATCGGCCGAACGCCTGGACGACCTGGACGACAGCGCCGCGGACTGGCTGGCACGGCAGATCCTCGACCTGACCTTGCCGAACGGCGACGGGGAAAAAAAAACTTCTACCTAGCGATCCACCGCGCCTTAGACGGCGACGGACCGCCGCCGCTGGAACTGGTCTTATCGCGGCTGTGTGAGGAATTCTGCTGTCTGCCGTCTGACGCCTGGCGCGAATACATGCGACTGCCGGCCGGCATGGTCGATCGCATCCTGGAAGCCCGCGCGTATTCGCGCGGTTACGTCGTCTATCAGGCGCGCGGCCAGGGCAAGGTCGATCCGCCGATTCTGCAGCTGGTCAAAGCAAACGACCTGCAGCTGGTCCAGGACGCGCTGGACGCGAGGCGGACGGCATGACGCTGACCGCAACCGTCGACACTGGACCGGTCCGCCAGGCGTTCGACGCGCTGCTGGCCGACATGCGCGACCGCACGAAAGCCGCGTCGTTGACGTCGGCGAACGGCATCGTCCGCGAAAGTCAGGCGCGGGTGGCGCGGCGGACCGGCGACACGTCGCGCGGTATTCACGCCGAAGAAACGTACGACGGAACCGGTTACGTCGTCCTGGTCACGCGCGAAGTGCGGCGGCAGCTGCCGTACTGGCTGGAATTCGGTACGCAGTACATGACGAAACGGCCGTTCCTGTTCGCGTCGGCGGCGCTGGAAGAGGGACCGCACGCCGATCGGATCGCCGACGCCGTACAGACGTCCATAACCGCGTCAGGATTCGGAGGGTAAGACGTTTATGGCTGGCAGTAATCCAGGAATGGTCATTCGCGTCGCGGCGAACCTGGACGACCTGGAACGCAGTCTTGACGACGCGAACGGCGCAATCGAGGGCCTCGCCGGCGACCTGGCCGCGGCGTCCGCCGCGTTCGACGGCGGCGACATCGCCGCCCAGGCGTCCGCCGCCGAAGCCGCGCTCGACGACATCGGCGACGCGGCGGCGCTGACCGCGGCAGAACAGGAGGGCCTGAACGCGGCGGTCGCGAACGGCGTGACACAGTACGGCGCGCTCGAATCCGAAGGCCCGCCGGCGCTGGACGCCGTGGCCGCGTCGACAAAGAACGTCAACGAACAGACGTCCGGTCTGTCGACGACGATGATCGCGATCGGAACGGCGATCGGCAACCTCGGCGCCGAACTGCTGTCCGCCGGCTTACAGCTGGTGATCGACCTGGCGAAACAGCTGGGCGTGGAACTGGCGAACATCATTGTCGAGGGATCCGACGTCGCCGATCTGTCCAGTTCATTCGACACGCTGACGGGCAGTGCCGGCTTGCTTGGCGACACGCTGCTGACGCGGCTGCGTGCCGGCACGCAGAACACGATTACCGACATGGAACTCATGCAAACGGTCAATCGCGATCTGAATGCCGGCATGGCGCTGACGGAAAGTTCGTTCGGCGTCCTGGCGGACGGCGCGTTCGCGCTGGCGAATGCGACCGGCAAAGACGTCAGCGAAGCGTTCGACCTGATGAATGACGCCATGCTGACCGGCCGGACGCGGGCGCTGGAAATGGAAGGCATTCACGTCAATCTGACGGAGGCCGAACTGAGATACGCCGACGCGAACAATATCGTCGGTCGCGAACTGGAAAAGAACGAAAAGCTGGAAGCCGCACGCGCCGGCATTCTGGACGCCGTGGCGGCGTCGACGCGCCGGCTGGGCGAACAGACCGCCGGTCTGGACGAAATGATCCAGCAAGGTAAGGTCAGCTGGTCGAACTACCGCGCCGAACTCGGCAAAGCCGTCAACGAATCCGGCGTCCTGTCGACCGGCGTCAAGGCGTTACAGGAGGCCATGGTCCGCGCGTTCGGCGGATCGACGGAAGCGATGATCGCCGGCATGACGAACTGGATCAACACAGCCGCGATCGCCGTCGTCGACGCGGGGATCAAGGTCGTTGACTTTGGCACGTTCGCGGCGCGGGCGTTCGGCGTCGTCAAAACGCCGATCGATGCGATCACGACGGCGATCATGTTCTTCGTCGAAAAAATGACCAGCGCGACCGCCTGGCTGGTCGAACTGGCAGCAAAGGCGCCAGGCGTCGGCGATCAGTTTCGCGGCGTCGCCGAACAGACACGCGCCATTGCGACCGAAATGACCGCGGCACGGTTACGCGCACAGGAACAGCTGGCCGCGTCGGTCGACCTGGCGCAAGGGCAAGGCGTCGTGATCGAAGCCCTCGGCCGGACGCGCCAGGTCCTCGTCGACACGAAAGCCGCAATGGAAGGCGCCCAACGCGCGCACGAAGCCGCGTCGACGGCCGCACGCGACCACGCGACCGCGGCCGATACGACGACCGCGGCGCTGCAGCGGACCGGTCAGACGGTCGACGGGCTGATTCCGAATCTGCGATCGTTCGGCGACGGACTGGCGGCGTACAAACGGCCGATCGCCGACACGTCTACCGAAGTCGAACAGCTGACCGCGCATCTGCGGACCGGTCTGATTCCGGCGACGACTTTGTTCAATCAATCGCTGGCGCAGCTGAAAAAGCCGGTCGACGATAACAGCGCCAGTCTTACCGTCCTGAATCAGACCGCGGAGGCCAGTACCGACGCGCTGACGACCGCCGGCGGCGCCGCCGTCGACATGAGCGACAAAGTACGGTTCGCGGCCGAAACCGTCCAGAAAATGTCCGTCAGCTGGTCCGAAGCGATGGATCTGGTACGGCAAGGTCAAGGCACCATGACCGGACAGATCGCGTCGCGCGGTCCGTCGCTGCGCGGAAAACCGTCGTCCGAATGGGCGAAAATCGCGGCCGAAGCCGGCGGAACCGTGCGATTCGATTCGTACAACAATCCATACGTGGACTTTACCGGCGGCTTCGGCGGCGGCACGGCGACGCCGAATCTGCTGTATAGCTCGCAGGCGAACCTGGAACAGATGTACGGCGGACCGTTCGGCGCCGCGGCGGCATTCATGGCGCCATTCGTCGGCGGCGGCGGCGGCACGACGACCACGACGAATATCAACGTCAATACCGTGATGGGCGACAAACACGAGATCGCCCGCGTCGTGAAAGATGCACTGGCCGACGACTGGCGCAGTACCGGCACGCGCGCATGACGATCACGTTCGCGATCAGCGGCACGCAGAAAGCGATCACGCCGGCGCGGTCGAAGCTGGCGCGATCCGGCGCGACGCGATCCGGCTGGCCGCTGGTCGTCGGAACGACCGCCTGGCTGTACGCGCTGTCGAACGTCGCCCGCAGCGGCGCGACGCGATCGAACTACACGTCCGGCCGCGGCTTCGTCAGCGTCGGCGGCGTCCACGTCGGCACGCTGCCGGCGGATTCGCTCGAGAAAATCGTGGGCGGCCTGACGATTACCGACGCGCTGAACGATCAGCCGAACCGCTGTACGTTCCGCGTCCGCGGCGTCGTGCCGAAAATCGGATCCGACGTGATCGTGACGATCGGATCGAAGAACAATGCCGATCGGCTGTTCGCCGGTCAGATCCTCAACGTCAGTCACGGCTACGTCGGCACGCCGGCGAACTACTGGCACGACGTCAACGCGATTGACTGGACCTGGGGGCTGAATCAACGGCTTGTGGCGCGACGCTGGACCGCGACCAGTGCGACGACGATCGCGATCGACCTGGTGACGGCCGGCGCGCCCGGGTACGGCACGCGCTATATCGCGGCCGGTCTGCCGGCGCTGGACGAATTCACGACGACGAACGAAGAACTGTCGTCCTCGCTGACCGCGCTGGCGCGACGGATCGGCGGCTATTGGTACGTCGACTACGCGCGACAAGTGCATCTGTTCGTCAACGACGAACCGCACGTCACGCCGCCGTCGATCGTCAATGCGACGCATGCGACGCTGACCGATCTGGTCGTCGATCGCGACGGATCACAGCTGGTCACGCGCGTCTATGTCGAAGCCGGCGGCGCCGCGGCGCTGGCGGAAGTTCGGCCAGGCGAGACGATCATGCCGATCGCGACCGCCAGCTGGTACGAAGCCGCCGGCGGCGTCGTCATGTCCGGTCCGCAGCGGATCCGGTACGGCGGCGTCCTGGTCGGCGGCGGCGGATCGCTGGTCGGTCCAGGCGCCGCGCCAGTCGTCGCGCCGGTCGGCCTGGTCGTCGGCGGTAGCGGCATTGAGCCAGGCGAACACGCGTACGCGGTCAGTTACGTGACCGCCGCCGGCGAATCGCTGGTCGGTCCGCGGCTGACGCTGATCGTCGGCACGATCGCGCCGCCGCCGGCGCTGACGATCGGCAGTCAGCTACTTGGCGTCGGTCCGGATCCTGGCTGCCATTCCTGGGCGGCCACGTTCGTGACCGCGACCGGTGAAACGACGATCGGCGCCGGCGCGGTCGCGACGATCCCCGACGCGCCGGTTCCGCTGGCGGCGCCGACGCCAGGCACGCCAGGATTCGGCGGCGCGATTCCGCCAGGCACGTACTACTACGGCGTGACGTTCCAAACGCCGTCCGGCGAATCGCTGATGAGTCCGGCCAGTCTGCCGGTCACGATGATCCAAAACGCGATGGCGCCGCCGTCGACGGGGCCGGTTCCTGGCACGCCGACGACTGGCGGATCGATGCCGCCGGCCGAATACGCGTACGCGGTCACGTTTGAAACCGCGACCGGTCAGACGACCGCCGGTCCGTCCGGTCCGTGGATCACGCTGACGGCCGCGTTCAACGCCATTCCGCTGACACACATTCCGACCGGACCGACCGGCACGATCGCCCGACAGCTGTACCGCACGCAGAGCGGCGGCGGTCTGATGTTTCTGACGCGGATCGCGGATAACACGACGACGGCGTACACGGATACGGCGCCGTTCTCGGCGCTGGGCGGACCGCCGCCGGCGACGAATACGACCGGCAGCTGGACGACATCGGTTCCGCTGTCCGTCGCGACCGGACCGGCCGGCACGACGGCGCGGCGCGTCTACCGATCCGGCGGCGGGGCGTACGGTCACGTCGGCACGATCGCGAACAATTCGTCAACGTCGTTCACGGATATCGCCGGCGGCGGCGGCGTCGCGCCGCCGAGTGTGAACACGGCCGGCCAGCGCCAGGTGCAGCTGACCGCGATTCCGATCGGCGGACCGGACACGACGGCACGCCGCGTCTACCGCACCCGGGCGAATGCGATGGGACCGTTCGGCCTGGCGCTGACGCTGAACGACAATACGACGACGACCGCGACCGACACGACGCCGGACGCCAGCCTCGGCGCCGCGCCGCCGGCGACGGCGACGGCGATCGCGTCGCGCGTCAATCTGACCAGCGTGCCGATCGGACCGGCGGCGACGACGGCGCGAAAGCTCTACCGCACGAAAGCCGGCCAGGCGGCGCTGCAGCTGCTCGCGACGATCGCGGATAACACGACGTCGGCCTATGGACCGGACGCCGCCAGTGATGCGACGCTCGGCGCCGCGCCGCCAGGCGCCGACACGTCCGGACTGTCACAGCCATCCGGCAGCGTGAATGCCGGCGCGACGTCGCTGATCGTCGCCGGCGCTGGCGCGTTTCCGTCGACGGGCGGCTGGGCCGTGATCGGCAATGGCCAGCAAGTCGTCCGGCATACCGGCGTCAGCGGAAACACGCTGACCGGCATTCCGGCGTCCGGACCTGGATCGATCACGGCGTCGATCGCCTATAACTCGACCGTCACGGTCGCGCCGGCGCTGACCGGCGTGCCGGCGTCCGGTGACGGCGCGATTCAGTATCCGATCGTCGAAGGCGACGACGTGAACCTGTGGATCCAGGTCGACGACCTGGCGGCGCAGACTGCCGTGGCGCTGCTGTTCACGTCCGCCGCCGCCGGCGTCCATAGCGGCGTGATCGAAGATGTAATCCAGGATCGCCGGCTGTCGGCGGCGGAAGCTCGCGCCCGCGGTCGCGCACATCTGCAGCAACGGCGCGAACTGCAGATCCGGATTCGCTACCAGTCGCGTGACATCAATTCACGCAGCGGTCGACCGGTGACGGTCAATCTGCTGTCGGCGCCGTATGCGCTCAGCGCGACGTTCATGATCCAGACGGTCCGCGTGTCGCATACGACGCCGGATCTACTGCCGACGTTCGACGTCGAAGCCAGTTCCGAACGCTTCAGTTTCGAGGACCTGTTACGCCGCTGGCGTGACTTACCGGAGGGGTAAGCAATGGCGACGATCGCACGGACGCCGATGATCGACGACGACGGCAGCGGTACGACCGGAACCGTAATCAATGCCGCATGGAAAACCGAACTGTATGACCAGATCGACGCGGCGCTGGCGCTGATCGGCGGCGGGGCGCATGCGCCGTCGCACAATACCGGCGGCAGCGATCCGATCACGGCGCTCGCGGCCAGCGTAATCACGTCCGGCACGATCGATCCGGCACGACTGCCGGCGCTGCAGACCTGGACACCTTCATTCGGTACGCAGAACACGCCGATTCCTGGCGCGACCTATAACAATCGATCCGGCTGGTCGATCGTCCTGGGCGATCTGGTCGTCGTCGGCTTCGACGTCTATCTGTCCAACAAAGGCACGCCGCCGGCGGGGCTGCAGCTATCGATCGTCGGCTTGCCCGTGCCGGTCCGTAGTGGAACGCTGCAGGGCGGCGGCGTCATAACGCTGTGGTATCAGCTGGCGGTCGCGCATGTGTCAGTGCAGATTAATCCGGTACCGGGACAGCCGTACCTCGCGTGCGGCGCGACGACGACGGCGACGGTCACCACGGGCGTGCTGACGACTGACCACCTGACCAATACGACCAATTTACGCGGCGTCGCGATTTACGCGAAATAACTTCGCCAGCCAGTCGCGCCAGGTCCGGCGCGGCGGCGCCGCCGGCGGCGGCGGCACTGGCAGCTGCCAGCCGGCGCGAGCTTCCAGCCGCGGAACGTGCTGACCGGCGGCACGCAGTACGTCGTCGTCGTCGTCGTCGTCCTGCATTAGCGGCCAGTTCTAGCACGAACTTTCCTGTCGCGTGAAATCGGTGACGAAAGAATTGTTCCCCGCACAGAAACGAATTTCGGCACAATGGCGCCCGGGCGAACGGGAGGCGCCGGCTATGGCGACAGTACCCGACCGATCCGACAGCCAAGTACGCCGCCTGGTGATTGTCGTGCTCGCCGTCACCATCACCGGCTGTCGTTTCATCCTGACCGCGCCGAGTCCGATCGTGACGGTGAATAACGCCAATACCAGCACGAACACGAACAATAACGACAACGTGAACCACCCCCCGCCGCCGACGCCTGGCAACGGTTCGCCGCCTGGCATCGGCAATGTGTCGCCGGTGAATCCGCAGCTGCCCCGCGCACCGGATCCGCCGGCCGGCGGCGTCCTGCCGTATCCGGCCAGCGCGGAACCGGTCGTCAAGTCGATCGCGGCGACGCACCCGCAGCTGCTCGCGCAAAGTTGCGTCGACGTCTACGGTCCGGCGGCGTGGGCGTTTCTGGACAAAGTAATCGACACGCTGCGGCAGACCGACACGCGCTGGGGCTACGTCTGCAAGGCGGGAAACTGCGTGAACATTTCCGGCGACGTCATTGCCTACCACGCGACCGGCGGTCCGTCCGTGCAAGGCGCGCTCGGAACCTGGGAAATCGACATTATCCAGAATCACTGTCCGGGGCCTGGCATGTCCGCCGCTGTGTCGTTCCAGGTTCACGCATTCGCGCCGACGAACGTGTGGGGCACGCGCGGCCGGTTCTAAGAAAGGAACGACGACGCCATGACGAAACCACGCGCCGAAATCCAGTTCCTCGAGCTCACGCTCACGGCGTCAAACGGCACGGTCACACGAATGTCCGGCGACGTCACGGTAACGACCGACGCCGGCGGCGGCGAACCGCTGCCCGAACCGCCGGACGGCGGCGGCGTCGATCATGCGTACTTCAACGCGCTACGGGTCCGGTCGGATTGTGTCGCGGCCGTGTCGTTTCGCGACCAGGCGGAAATCGACGCGCTGTACAGCAAGGCGGAACCGCGGCGCCTGTCGTACTGCTATCCGGACGATCCGGATCCGCGTCGGCAGGACCTCGGCAAACTGGTCTTACCGGACGGCTGCGGGAACTTCGGGAATGGCATCGTCGTGCCGATTCCGCCGGCGAACGGCAAGGTCGTCTTTGTCACCTGGGATCAATGGCTCGGCGCCGAATTCCATTACGCGCATACGGCCATCAACAATCAAAAAGGTTTCCCGTACATCGGCGACGATCGCAGCGGCGGCGGCTTTTTTGAATGGCAGATCAATTATTCGACGGCGCGGCACGCGACGCACAATCAACCGCCAGGCGGCGATCCGGCGCTGTCGGAATATGACGGCAAGCCGAAAGGCTACGTCACGATGTTTCAGCCGCAAAGCCTGTCCGGCGCGACGCCGCATTATCCGCCGTGCTTTCGCGGCGCACATTCGGTCGACGACGCCGGCAATACGCTCCGCGTCGTGATGCCGCACGGAGCGCCGCCGAAGGAACAGCGCGACTATGGCGAATGTCCAGGACCGCTCGCGGCCGAATTCGGTTTGGTCGCGGAAAAGCTGTTCCGGACGTTCTGGGTTTTCGCGCCGATCGGCGGTCGCGACTGGTGTGCGTGGATCTGGGCGGCGGACGTCGATCGCGATCCGGTCCTGGTCCTGGACGCCTGGACGTTTACCGCCGATACCGATCAGCCGTTCTCGACTTGGCATCTGCACGTCGGCATCGGTAACGCCGACGCCAACGACGCCGCGCGGCCGGGGCGCGGACCGCTGACCGCGTATCTCGGCAATTTGATTGTGCTGCACGCGGCGACGGTCGAGGACGTCTTTGCCTTGCTGCAACGACCGGCGGTTTCGTCGGCGGCGGACCCGACGACGTAAGGATTACTTCGGCGGCTTGCGCGGACCGCGGCGCCGGCCAGGTTCGCGCATGACGTCGAAGCCGCGCGACTGTAATAGCTCGTCGTACGCGTCGTCAATGCCGATCAGCAGGTCGTCGACGAGGCATTCCAAACCTTTCGCCAGGCGAATCAGTGTCACCGGTTTGGTCAGACCATAGCGGCCGTGTTCAATGCCGTTCAGCTGCGGCTGGCGCATGCCGATCCGGTCGGCTAACGCTTGCTGTGAGAGTCCGCGCTGCAGCCGCAGCTGGCGAACGTTCTGACCGATCGTCCGTCGTAGCACGCAGAAGCCGGCAGCGTACAGCTGGCCAAGTGCGGAACCGGCAAGTCCGATTCCGCATAGTGCTCGCCAGTGATGTATGGTGAACATCATAGGATTCGGCACCTATACCCCCTCCCCGAACCATTTGCCGTCGTGCGTCGGTTTTCCGTGCGGAGTCGAAGCGTCATGTACAGCCGATCTGTTTTGCATTCGGCCGCGGACGTTCGGTCGATCAGTCGCGCCGAACGCCAGCTAGTCGCGGCATTTCGCCGCTGTTCGTCGGACCGTCAGCGGTCCCTGGTCCAGATCGCCGGCGTGTATGCCGTGGCGACGGCGGCAGAAGTGCCGCCATTGTGTGCAGTGCTGCTTTTCCGGCGTCGGTCGTTTCCTCGTAAGACGTGAACACGGCCAGGACGTCGCTGGACGCGACGATCGGATGGGTGTTCGCGATCAGCTGCATGACATCAAACAGCCGCCAGCGAAAGACGGTCAGATGCGCCGTCAGCGCGGTCGTCGTGCGTACGCGTCCGCGTTCGTGGGCCTGGACCGTCGCATAGTTCGGACCGCCGCGGCGCATCACGTCGCGTAAGGTCCAGCGGCGCCGCCGGCGTTCGCGCTGTAGTAATTGGCCGACTTCGCGCCACAGCGCCGGATCCCGCATGGCCGTAGTCTACGCCGCCGGCAAAATATGACGAAATACCTATTTTCATCCGTGGAAAATGCACCCCGGCCGTGTGACGAAAAAAATGGTCGACAGCCGCTCACGCTTTTCTGTAGGATGCGCCGCCTATGGCTTCTAACCTGCGACGGTTACGCAAACGTGCAGGACTGACACAGCCGGAATTAGCCGTGATGGCTGGCGTCAATCAAACGACCATTTCCGTCCTGGAACGCGGCAAAATCGCCGATCCACGGCATTCCACCATTCGACGAATCGCGAAAGCGCTCGGCGTGTCGGTCGACCGGCTGCACGATGCACTGGCGGCGAGTCGGCGCGGACTGCGGCAGCTGTCGCCGGTCCTGATTCTGATCAGCTGGCTGTAACGCCGCCAGGTTCGACATGGCTGACGCCGCGTTACTGCGCTGTCCGCACTGCGGCGGCGTGTTACTGGTCAGTCCGGCCGCGGTCGCGCCGGCGATCGCCGACGACCGCGGCGCTGTACCTGTATCTGTAGAACGTACCGATCCTGTACGTACAAGTACAAGTACAAGTAATACAGGTACAGCGCCGCCAGTCGCGCAAAATCTGCCCCTGCCGCTGCCGGTCACGCCGCCGTCGAAGGGGCAACCGTCGACGCTGAAACGTGTCGTCGCGATCGCGCATGCGTGCATTCGCAAGGAATCCGACGCCGCCGGCGCGACCGAAGCCGTGAAACAGACCTGTCTAGCGCAAGGCATCGATCCGTACGCACGCGATCGATCCGGCCAGCCGCTGTACGCGGTCGCGATGGATATTGCCTATCGTCAGCAGAACGACGAACCGCGGCGCCAGGTGACGCGATGATCCAGCTGCCGCCATTCCGCACGCAGCCGACCGCGACCGAACGCGACTATGACGCGCTGCTGGTCGAACTGACCAAACTGCGATCGGCGGTCGCGCTGCTGGCGACCCGCATGACGTCGCTATCCGACGACGACGGCCGGATCCTGGTCGATCTGCTGTCGCCGGCGACACGGAAAAAACCGACCGGAGGCGCGTGATGATCGAAACCGCGGCGGCGCCGCACGACGACATTCTGTTGACGATCTGGACCGTCTACGACCGGCCGCGCGACTTTCCGGCGCATGTCGTCGTCCGCCGCCGGCACATTACCGCCGGCTGCGATCGGCCGTCGACGGCGGCGCTGCTGTTTCCGACGCTGGCCGAAGCTCGCGCCCACCTGGCGGCGAAACAGCTGATTCGCCTGGACCGCGATCCGGCCGACGATCCGGCCGTCGTGGAAATCTGGATCTGAGCGGGGTGCTAATATGTGGACATATGTCGACATATTCCCTATTGATTCAGTTCAGCGCCAACGATCAGCGCCGGCTATTCGCGATCCGCGAACAGACCGGCATGCCTGTTACCGATCAGATTCGTCGCGCCGTCCGACACTGGCTGGACGCGATCGAACACAGCGATCCGAATGATCCGAACGACGCCGCCGCGCGAATCGTGCGACAGTCCGGACGCCTTACCGACGCCGCCGGACGACGATCGGTACCTTCGTCTGGTCGACCTGGCGCGGTACGCGTCGCTGTCCGTCCGCACGCTGCAACGGCTGATCGTCGATCCAGACGATCCGCTGCCGGTCTCTCGCCTCGGAAGGGCAACGTTCGTGCGTAAATCCGACTACGACCGTTGGCTGGCGAACCGTCAGCACCGCAGCCGCGCCGCCGGCGCGGACCTGTCAGACGACGACCGCCGGATCGCGCTGGCGCTCCGCGGCTATCCAGCGGAGCGACGCTAATGGCGCGACCGCTGGTCCATACCATGACGGTCCGGCACGTCGCCGGCCGGCCGGCCCCGTGGGGCGTGTTCTGGCGCGGTCCGGATCCGACGACCGGCAAACGGCGGACGTTCGCGCTGTTCTTTGCGACCGAAGCCGAAGCCGTCGCGGAAAAGGCGCGGCACGAAGCGAACGCCGCCGCGCTGCCGCCGCCGCCGCCAGCTGCGACCGCCGTGCCGGCGAAGCCGAAAGCCGCGCCGCCGCGACCGGCCGACCAGAACGACCTGGCCGGCGATCCTGGCACGTTCCAGCAATTCGCCGAACGCTGGCAGACGGCGATCGTGTCGCGAAAGAAACCGTCAACGCAGAAGATGTATCGCGACACGCTGGAAACACACGTTTATCCGACGCTCGGACCGGTCAAGGTCAAGGCGATCGGCACCGAACAGATCGTCCTGGTCGTCACGACACGCGCCGCCGCCGGCGTCGGCTGGGGGACACAGAAAGCGATCATCCGTGTCGTGTCGTCGTGTCTGCGCTGGGCCGTGCGGTTCGGCCATCTGTCGCACAATCCGTGCTTGCAGCTGACCAAAGAACTGCGCGACGACAGCGCCGGCGACTACGAGGAACCGGAACCGAATCCGCTGTCCGCGGTCCAGGCGACGGCGTTTCTGAGCTGGCTGCGAACCGGCGTCAGCGGCGTCGACGTCACGACACGCGCCGGCCGGCTGGATCGCGTCACGCTGACACGCGAACAGCTGCACGCGCGTGTCTGGTCGAATTCGTCGCTGGCCGCGGTCGCGGCGCCGCTGTGGCTGTCGGCGACGGAGCTCGGCGCCGTCTGCCGGCGCTATGACGTGCCGCTGCCGTACAACCGGTATTTCAGCCGCAAAGCGGCCGGCGCGAACCTGCAACCGACGCCGCTGCCGGTCGTCGACGATCCGGCGCGACAGCGGATCACGTTCGATCGGCGCGGTCAGTACCGCGGCTGGTATGCGTACTTTCTGACCTTGCTGCTGACCGGCATGCGTCGCGGCGAAGCCGCCGGACTGCGCTGGCAGACCGTCGATCTGGATCGCGGCCTGGCGATCCTCGAGCGGAACTATTCGCCAGCTGCCGCTGCCGCCAGTCCGACCGGTGACGGCGACGTGACGCTGAAAAGCAAACGCCGCCGCACGATCGAAATTGACGCGGAACTGATTCCGGTACTGCGCGACCTGCAGCGGATCCAGCGCGAACAGGCGTTCGCCGCTGGCCGGAAATGGACCGATCGCGACTACGTGTTTCGGACCGATCGCGGCGTGCGTGTCCTGTCGGATTCGACGACTGCGGAACGGGTGTTCGTGGCCGGCATGGACGCGATCGGCGCCGGCGACGAACGCCACACGATCCACGACTGCCGCGACACGTTTGCGACGTTGCATCTGCTGAAAGACAGCGGAAAAGTTACCTGGGTGTCCTGGATGCTCGGCCATCGCCAGCGGTCCACGACGTTCAACCGATATGCCAAGTGGGTACCGGCGTGGGCCGGCGATCGGCGCATGTCTGGCGATCTGAATCTGACCGGCGCGATCCAGCTGCCGGACGCGGAGGCAAACCGATGATCGGTCCAGGAAAGTACGATCCGGAAACCACGCGCATCCGGCGCGACACGCACGCCGCCGGCGTGTTACTTGTCGTGTTCGACGGCGATCGCGGAAATGGATTTTCGGCGCAGCTGCCGCTGGACCTCACCTTACGAATTCCAGAAATACTGCGCGACATTGCTGACCAGATCGAACAATCCGGACCGGTGAAAGCGATATGAAAGCCACAGTCGAAGTGAAAGACCGGAAAGAGGCGCAAGCGATCCGCGACGCGCTGCAGGACGCGGACGTCCGCGCGTTCTGTCGTCACGATGGGCATATTGCGCCAGCTGCCGAACGATCGCGCACGCCAGCGTGTCCTGGCGTTCGTGTCCGATTACTTCGCCGAACAGCATGCGAAATTGCCGTTCGACGGCGACGCCGACACGGTACCGCCGTCATGACGCCGCCGCGGCTGTCAATCGCGGATATGTTCGCCAGCTACCGCGCCGGCGTCATTCCAGACGACGCGCCGGCGATCCAGGTCGACGAATGCCGCCGCGCCTTTTACGCCGGTTCGTACGCGCTGCTCATGGCCGTCGCGAACACGATCGGCGACGACGCGATCGGCGAAAACGAAGGCGTCGAAATCCTGGAATCGCTGCAAGCCGAATGCGAAGCGTTCGCGACTGCGGACGCGGCCGAAACCGCGCCGCCGGCGGCGCCGCCGGTCGTCGTTGACGCCTAGGCCGGCTTCAACGTCCGCAGTCCGGAAATCGAAAGCCGATTACGCGACCTTGGACGGCGGCTAAAGGCCGATATGCCGGCCGGCTTCGGTTTCACGCTGTTTCTGTTTTCCTACGGTCCGACCGGACTGCCAGGTGAAGGTGAAGGCGGCGCGACGTTCTATCTCAGCACGGCAAACCGCGACGACATGCTGTCCGTACTGCGCGAATTCATGCGGAGGCAGATCCAGTGAAAGCCACAATCGAAAGCACCGATCGCGTGATCGACATCGTGACCGCCGGCGGCAGCGTGCCGGCGCGTATCTGGCAAGGCACGACGGACGGCGGTATCGCGATTCAAATGATGGTCACGCGGATCGCGGTCAAGTCGGCCGACGATACCGCGGCATTCGATCGCGAACTGCACGCGACGCCAGCCGTCCGACCGTCCGAACCGCAAGCGTTTCCGGCGCGGCTGGTCCTGTGACGATTACCGGACGCTGGACCGATCGCGGCGGCGTCGTGTATGTCGACGGCCGGCGGCTGGATCCGCGGCCGTCACAAGCCGTCTGGAACCATTCGCCGACCGGCTTTTGTTGGGGCTATGCCGGCAGCGGACCGGCGCAGCTGGCGCTGGCGATCCTGTTACACGCTGGCCTGACGCCGCGCCAGGCGGTCCATTACCATCAGCGATTCAAACGCGAGGTGATCGCGCCGCTGCCGCGCAATGCCTTTCAGATCGAAATCGACGTCGGCGCCTGGATCGCCAGCCAGGACGACGCGACGACCTGGCGCGACCTGGACGACGGCGACCTGCTGGCGGACTTTCTGCGGCGCGGTCAGGCGGCACAAGCCGCCGTCGACGCCGTGATCGCTGGCGTCGATCGTGCTGCCGGTTCGGTCGGAGGTACGACAGATGAGCGACACGACGCCGAACACGCCCGGCGGCGTCGCCGGCGGCTTCGGCCCAGTCAGCCGATCCAGCCAGGCCAGCCGAACCGACCAGGCCAGCCGGACCGGCCGGGCGCAACCGATCACGACGCCGCCGGACGTCGACGACGACGACGCCGGACGCCGGCGACGGTAGCGATCGATCCGCCGGCGACGAAAGGCAAACGCCGATGAAAACCGCCGCCGGCGGATCCGGCGACGCCGGCCGAATGGCAGGAGGTCCGTCGATCTGGCATCGGCGCTGCTGGCGCTGGACGCGGCGCGGCAGTTTGGCCTGGTGACGGGCGGACCGGTCGTCCATGTGGACCGCTGCGTGACGTGGCTGGACCGTGGCGCCGCGGCCGGCTATCAACCAGGACCGGACGCGATCGATCGGCTGATTCTGGCGCTGCACCGGCCAGGCGAAAGTCGGTCTGAAACCGGCGCAAAGTCGAAAGTGAAACTAAGTGAAACTGAAAGTGAAACTGACGGTGATGTTTCTAACACTGGATCGCCGTAAGTCGTTTGTTTGCTTGGGGCCGGCGGCGCGACTTGAACGCGCGACCTGCTGATTACGAATTATCCGCAGATCGCAGTATTTCCTTAGCAAATTCGGTCAGTCTTACTTACCCTCGCGACCGGTCGCGTCTGGTCGCGACATCGGATCGGGGGCGAAAGTGGTAACAGCCTGCGCGACCGGCGGCGACGGCCAAACGATCGCCGTTCTCGGACTGACACGCGGAAATGTCGACCGGCTGATCGCCGGCGAACCGATCCGCGTGACGGCAGAAACACACCCCGGCTTTCCGGCGAGTTTCGTCGTTATGCTGTTTTTCGGCGAAACGGATCGCGACTGCGCGAATCAGCTGGCGCCGCTGATCGGACCACGGACGAAAGTCGTCGCCGTACCAAAGACAGCAGGTCAGTCGTCATGAGTAAGCGATCGAAACGCGGCACGACGTTCGGCTGGACGACCGATCCGGAAGTGCTCGCCGACCTGGCCGCGCTGGTGTCACGCGCCGCAGTCCAGATCCAGCCGTCCGACGTGTTCGTGATCGACGCCGACGAACACGTTTCTGACGAATCGGTCGGCGGTCAGCGGACGCGGATCGTCCTGGTCCTGCCGCGAGCGCTGGCGACGTCAGGCAAACGAAAATGACGCGCCGGCGCGATTTTCAGGTACTCGAAAAAACCGAACAGGCGAATACGGTGCAGCTGTTCGCGACGATCGGCGCCGACGTGTACCAGCTCGGCACGCGCCGCCCGCGCGGTCGGCCGTGTCCGTGCTGCGGCACGTTCGTCAGCGAATTTCAGGGGACGTGCCAAACGCCTGGTATTTCCGATCTGGTCGTCTTTCTGCCAGGACACGCCGGCGGCGACGGTCCGCGGCCGGTCCTGTTCCTGGAACAGAAAGCCAGCGGCGGACGATTCAGTCCGGCGCAGACACACTTTCGCGACGTCGTACAGCGGTCGACGGCCGAATACGCCGCCGGCACGGTCGACGACGTGATCGCCTGGCTGGAACAGCGCGGTTATCTACGCCGCGGCGGCGGCTGGCAGTCGCGATCGGACTGGGAAACGAAAGGTTAATCACGAATGCGCGATCGCTGTTTCATGTGGATCGCCTGGCGTCTGCCGCGGCGCCTCGTGTACTGGTGTGTCGTCCGCGTCGCGACACACGAACCAACGAACATGACGCTGGAAGAATTCGCGGCATGGGAACAGGTACCGGCGCGTTCGATCATGGACGCCTTACAGCTGTGGAGCAAGCCGTGACGACCTTTCAACGCATGCGGTCCGCCGCCGACGTGCTGCGGCTGCGTGTCAGTCAGCAGCGGGCGATCGCGCTGCACTATCACTGCCGCCTGGCGGTCGAAACCGTCCATCCGCGTTTCGGCTGGCGGCACGCCGGCCATAGCGTCCGGCTGACGGTCAATTCCGGTTACGAATGACTGGAGGCCGGATTCGGCGGGCCAGTTTGGCACGTCAGCACGGCCGGCGGCGACACGCTTACCAGGCGACTGCTGGCGTATGCCGTGCTGGACGGCGCGGGCGATCGCCGGCACGAATGGATCGAACTGAACGATCGATTTATTCATCTGCGCCGGCGGCTAACCGACAGCGAAGCCGCAATCGTCGGACCGGTCGTCGACGTCCGCCGCACGATCGACGCGGAACGACGATTCGCGGCGGTACGATCGTACCTGCCGCCTGGCTGGATCGATGTCGTGTGATCAGCGCCGGCGGAACCGTTCGGCGCGCGGACAGTTCCAGTGTGAATCCGTGCGATCGAACACGCCGATTCGTTCGCCGGTCAGAAAGTCGGTTTCGAT